GGCAAAAGGAACAGGCGGTGTATTAAAAGGAACTAACAGAATCGCTCAAGACATGTTTTCTATTGGCAACAAAACAGGCGGCAATGCTCGATGAGTAATAGAAATGTCGCGGTCTTTTTTGGAGATGAAAATTTTCCTAAAAAAGGACGCGGTAACAGCTCAAAGACATGGACAAAAGCTGTAAGTAAGCTGGCTAATGTATTGAATGACTTAGAAATACATTACGCATATCTTCCATCTTATAAAGGTGCTAATGTTGTTGCTGGGCATGTACTCCAAAAGTTAGACATACCATATACTTTGGTAATCCCTCATCCTAGTTTTGGCAGTAACTCGACTATGCAATCTAAGTTTGTATTAGCTGAACTCGCGGAAAAAGCCACTAAGACTGTGGTGCTAGGGGAAGAGCAAGACCCTAATGCTATAAAATACGATAGTGAAGAAATTACCAGTGATTTTGTTGATTACATAAGTAAGCACTGTAACTCAATTGTAATAGCATCTAAAAAGGGCGCTATGACCGAAAAGTTGGAGAAGCTCCTAAGACAGTTCCCAGAAGAAGCTTTTAAAAAGATTTACACCTTACACTATTAGAAGGCTTGAATAGGAAGGTCAGAACCACACAGCTTAAGAAAGGCTAACCTATTTTTATTATACAGCTCGTCAAGTTCTCCCACGGACTCATGTCGAATAAGCATAGGAGAGGTACGATTTACAAATCCCTTTTTAAATGCTTGGTATGTGTAAAAGACATCATAGAAGTGCCAACCCCCTTCAAAAGACTTTGGCTGGGTTAGTTGAATGGAATTTAACACAGCGCCGGTAGTAGCTAAGAAAACACCATCCATAACTACGGTATTCCCATGAGGTCCATAAAGTTCTAACCTCATATTCTCTGGGGTTTCCCCGTGAAAGATAGACCCGCGCAAGGGGTTTTGAGGGTCCATAGGCTTATGGTCTGCCCCATAGCCGTTCCACCAAACTGCGTGGTCTGGGAAGTAACAAGTGCCCGCTACCCCGAGAAACCCAGCCTTTGGCGTTTTAAAATGTGTATCTAAGAGATTATTGAAAACTTCAGGCTTACTTAAAATTTCAATATCATCGTGGCACATAACAACCTTATCTTGAGCCGCTAATTTACACTCTCGTACTGCGTTGCTATATGCTTTAAAGATGGAGGATTCCCCCACTAATACCTTTACAGTGTATCCCGCCAATGTGAAAAAATCCTTTAGTTTTTCTAAAGTTTTCGATTTGCCCGTCCTAGAAGGGATAAATGCATATTTTGCCATGCTATATAAAAGTAACTGCACTATAATAAATAACATGGATAAACAAGAAATTTTAAAAGAGTTCGAAAAATGCTCTGAGGACCCTGTTTATTTTATTAAAAAATATATAAAAATCATCCACCCTGTAAGGGGTCAGGTACCATTTGATTTATACCGGTTCCAAAACAGAATTGTAACGGAAATCAATTCTAACAGATTTAATGTAATTAAAAAGTTCCGCCAGGCTGGAGTAACCACTATCATGTGTGCTTACGCTTTGTGGTTTATTATCTTCCATGAGAAAAAGATGTGCATGGTTGTATCCATTGGTGACCGAGAGTCTACGTCCTTCCTCAGACGAGTTATTGAAATGTACGAAGAGTTGCCTTATTGGTTAAAACCGGGTGTTCACGAAAAGAACAAGCACAACCTAGTCTTGGAAACTGGAAGTAGAATTAGGTCACAACCTGCAGGTGCCGGTCGTGGTGAGTCGGTATCTCTTCTAATTGTAGACGAGGCTGCTTTTATACCTGATATGGCAGACTTCTGGGCTGCTATGTATCCGACGCTATCCACGGGTGGTAACGCAGTATTACTTTCTACAGTTAACGGGATGTCTAATTTGTATTATGAAATATACAAGGGGGCTGAGCGAGGAGAGAATGGATTTAATGTAATTGATATTTACTGGAGAGAGCATCCTGAGTACACAGAGAAGTGGGCCTTAGAAATGAGACCAGCACTAGGTGACAGAATGTGGAGCCAAGAGTATGAATGCGATTTCCTAGGTACAGGTGATACGTTTATTAATGCAGACACACTTCGCAGACTAACAGATAACACAGAAATAGACTGCGTAACGAAGTACAATAATAGGATGAGGTCATATAAGGAGCCTGAGAAGTTACATACGTACGCGCTATCAGTAGACGCGTCCTTTGGTAGAGAGAAAGACTATTCAGCTTTCCACATTATTAACATGTACAATGGAGAGCAGGTAGCTGAGTTTTACTCTAATAACGTCTCCTTAAAAGCTTTTGCAAAAACAATACATGACGAGGCTACAAAGTATAATCTAGCTTATGTGATTGTAGAGAGAAACGGCCTAGGTCTAGCTCTAATTGAAGAGCTTTGGGATGAGTTGGAATACGAAAATATGTGGTGTGACTCTAAGGGGGATATTGGTATCCTCGTTACGGTAAAGAATAGAGACACCATTTTGAGCGTTTTAGAAGAAGGTCTTAGAACCTCCAGATACAAAATAAACTCTCAACGAACGGTTAAGGAATTACAAACATTTATTATTACCGAGAACGGAAAAATGCAGGCAGATGAAGGATATCACGACGATTTAGTCATGAGTCTCGCAATAGGAATGTATGCCTGTAATCAAATTTTCTTAAAAAGTCCTATATCGATAGAAACTATAAAATCAGATGCTAACACAAAAACAACCGCAAATCCAATCTCAAGGTCTAAATATGGTGACCTTAATGAAAAAGAAAAACTTAAGGAATATATGCAATGGGTTCTAAAGGATTAAACGAAGACAATAATAACCTCAATGAGAATTTCACAGAATTCCCTGAGGCAGTAAGGCATGGTGGGAGCTCCTTCGGCAACGGACGATTCTTTGCTTTCTTTAGCAAATTTTTCGGACGAAAGAAAGGAAGACCTACTCTTGCCCCACCTCTCGCGGGTGATGCTCAAGACGCTAAAGGTGGAGACCTTATGCCAGACCATGGTGCTACGGGTCAGGCAAGTATTGGCGTTACCAAAGGTTTCCTAAAGCTTCCAAAGGTAGAACACTCTAGACGAACTCGATACAGAAAGTATGAGATGATGGACGATTATCCCGAGATTGGGGCCGCATGTGACATTTACTCTGACGACGCCACTTTAAAAAATGAGGATGGAACTCCATTCGTAGTGGAAACTGAAGATAAAATTGTAAAAGAGGCGGTAGAGAAATTCATCAAGAAGATAGATTTAGAAACTCACATTTGGGATATTACAAGAAATGTGGCTAAGTTTGGAGATTGCTTTGTGGAAAACATTGTAAATCTAAACCAGTCAAAGTCTGGAATTCAGCGGATTAAAATTCTAAACCCAAACTTCATCTACCGAGTAGAAGATACTTACGGGTACCTTCAGAAATTCTACCAAGAAATTCCAAGACCTGGTGAACAGGCGGGAGGAAGACCTCCTATGGATTCTGTGGGTACAGGAGGTAATGGTGCGGGCAGTGTACTTACTCTAGATAAAAATCAGATTATTCATTTTAGACGTCACACTTCCGATGCTAATTATTACCCTTATGGGAAGTCTATCTTAGCACCTGCTATACAAGCTTGGAACTCTCTCAAAATGATGGAGGATGCAATGCTTATATACAGATTACAGCGTGCTCCAGAAAGAAGAGCATTCTATATTGAAACCGGTTCTATCCCCCAAAGTAAGGTAGAAAACTTCATGGAACGCATTAAGCAGAAGTTTAAGAAAGAGAAGTTTTGGAACCCAGATACAGGCTCTATTGATGAAAGGTACAACCCTCTGTCAGCAGATGAAGACTTCTTTATCCCTACCAGAAATGGACAAGGAACAAAAGTTGAAACTCTTCCCGGGGCGCAAAACCTAGGAGATGTTGATGACGTTAAGTATTTTAGAGATAAGCTTTTAGCTGCTCTTAAAGTGCCAAAGGACTTTATTGTTGAAAAAGAGCAATCAGGAGAACGGAAATCTAACCTAAGCCAATTGGACGTGAAGTTCTCTAAGACAGTAATGAGACTTCAGAGAGATGTTGAATCAGGCCTTAGAGAGTTATGTCGTAGGCACTTACAACTAAAAGGCTTTCCTGCAATAATGTATAATAACTTTAAGGTGACCTTGTACCCACCTTCGGATATGTTCCTAAAGCGTAGGCTTGAAACTGATGAGCAAAGGTTAAGAATTGTACAGGCTGCGAAAGGTTTGATGTTGTTCCCCAACGATTACATTTACAAAACTTACTTCAACTTTAGTGATGCTGAGATTAAAGAAATCAAAGAGCAGCTAAAGAAAGACCAAGAAGAAATGGCTAAACAGCAAGCTGAACTAGCCCCACCTGCTCCACCTATGATGGGTGGTGGAATGGCTCCTCCGGGAATGGAAGGTCAACTTCCTCCGGGTGAGGGAGGAGAAGTCCCACCTGTTCCAGGTCAACCTCCTGCCGGCGCCGGCGCACCACAACCCCCTCAAGGATAAAGTTTTATAAAAGTTTACCTACAAAATCACGTTGAACGATAGTATATACTATACTAGTCACAATCTTATGGCCAATCCCAATTACAAATTAACTTCTATTTTCGATACACGAGACAAATCACTTACCAAAATTAATGAGGCAGTAGATTATCTAAGTCGAAGTACTCGCGAGAATCTCGCAATCCTAAAAATAGATAACGAAGCCAATTCTTTATCTTTAATTTCAGAGTCCGATAACCTCATAAGTTGTTCCTTTGAAACGGTTAACGACTCTATTAGGTTGTACGGCTTTGAAACTGAACAACTGAGCGAGGTTCTATCAGATGAGTATATGGACAATTATACACAGTCCAAAGTATCTGATTTTGTAGGTATGTTAAGAGAGAGCAACTATGAAGCGGCCACTTCAAGTTTCGAAGACCTTCTTACGTCGTTTACAAATAGAAGCCAAGCCAATGATTATCGCGCTCAAGTCCAAAAAGCGAAAGATTCTTTAGATAAAAATATTTTTGATGGAGATAGTGAAAAGTTCCAACAGATTCAAGAGTTAAAAGAATCTATCAAGAAAGAGATACACGGTCTTGAAGAAGTTAGCATGACTGTAATAAATGCTTTAAAACTTAACAACGCCATATCTAAAGCGTACGACCTGCCAAAACAAGACTCACAACAGCTGTCTGAG